CTCGGCTTTCCATACATGACGCTCAACTTCTGGTGCATCCCGAGCGTTGTAGTCGATATTGCGCTGTACGCATGGCAGATGTTGACGTTCTTTCCAGACATCACTTCGCCATTCACTTTCCCGCCAGCCTATCTCGACGCGATCCGTTATAACCTCGCCGTAAGGCTGGCTCCCGAGTTTGGCGTAGAACAGCTTTCTCCTGTGGTTGGGGCACTGGCGGTTGAATCGAAGGCTAAAATCAAGAATTTCAACTCCCCGATCAAGGATATGCGGTGCGATCCGGGACTTATCAACCCCAAGTCGTTGTATTACAACTGGATTAGCGATGAACCAGCCGGAACCGGACACGGACTGAAGTAATGGCAAGATTCGGATTCTGTGGGCCAGCGTATCGCAGTCAGTCAATCTCTTCTGATTGCCAGATGCTGCGTAACTGGTATCTCGAACAGAACGAATCTGGAGCCGGGAAATCTCCGCTGGTACTCTATCCCAGCCCAGGCCTGAAGGTATTCTCGACGCTTGCTGGAATGACCATGGTCCGGCAGGAGATGTACGTAGTCTCGAGTGTTGCCCCCACCACGGGATTGGCTGCCACAACCAGCATGAGATTGTTTGTCGTGGCCGAGAACGTGACATTCCAGTTCCTTTGGGAAGTTTTCCAGGATGGCACAAATCAACTCCGTGGCCAGATTCCGTTGCAGGCGCTTGGGCAGCTTGGAGTAGCGGGATCGCCAGTCTCGATGACGGCGAATAATGCCGGCCAGTTGATGATTGCGAGTGCTGGAAGGCTATTCTGCTACACGCTTCAGACTAACAAGCTGACGGAAATCGACACGACAACCGGCGCGGCATTGCAGGGGCCAGTATTCCAGTTGGGATTCAGTGACAGTTATTTCGTTGCTTTACTGGCGAATTCGCAACGCTTCCAGATTTCCTCGCCTCTCGATGGCACTACATGGAACCCTCTCGACATTGGACAAATTGAGGTCTACCCCGACAATGTTGCTTCCATGATCGTCGATCATCGTGAACCATGGTTTTTGGGAGTCAAGGAAAGCGCAGTCTACTACGATTCCGGTAATGCCCTTTTCCCCTTCGATCCGATTCCGGGAGCCTACATCGAACAAGGCTCGGGAGCGCCGTGGGCCACAGTTAAACTCGATAACAGCGTCTTTTGGATTGGGGCCGATGAACGCGGTGCAGGGATTGCATGGAGAGCGCAGGGATACACTCCCGCACGGGTTTCCACTCACGCGATTGAATATGCGTGGCAGGGGTACCCGACGATTGCAGACGCGATTGCCTATCCATTCCAGGATCAGGGCCATTCGTTCTGGCACATCTGGTTTCCTTCAGCCAACGCATCGTGGCGCTATGACGTGGCAACGAATCACCTAAGTTCCTGCCACGCCTTTGCCTTCGGGAAGCACATTGTTGGCGACAGGCGATCTGGGAATCTCTACCAGATGAGCATTCAGTTCTTGGATGATGCGGGAACGCTGATTCGCAGGGTTCGCAGAGCGCCAATCATTTCCTCGGAAAACCAGTGGATATTCCACGAAGAATTGCAAGTTGATCTCGAAACTGGATTAGGACCGTCGCCGCCGTTGCTCGATGGTCAGGGTAAGCCTCGCGGGCCGATTGCTACTCTTCGCTGGTCGGATGATTCAGCGCACACATGGTCAAACCCTTACGACCGGGATTGTGGTCAAGCGGGAGAGTACAGCAAGCGTGTCA